AGCAAACGTTAACTGGACAACGCCGCTGCCCATTGGCGTTGCGCTGGTTTGGCGACGCTTAACCCCAACGCCGAACAATTCCGTCGCGGCTTTTGGATCAACGGCCTGCATTAACAAGCCCAATGACGTAAGCCCTGCAGACGGGTCCGCCGTGATTGTTGCCGCCATGGCGCGCGATACATCGGCCTCTTGCTGGTCTCCCGCCGCCTCGGCGGCTAGTGCCCGTTCTTCAAGCATGTCAACTGCAATCTGCGGAGACCCCGCCTTGATAGCTGCCGCCGCCTTGTACATATTGCCAATATCTGCGGCCTTGCGTTCCGTTGTCTGGCCCTCCCACGTCTTGGCTAGTTCGTCGCCAAGGTCTGGATATTTCACCGATAGTGCCGCAAAATCATCAGCAGTTGCCGCGCCGGACTGGACAAGGCCAGACAGGCCTACGAGGTCAGCCTGCATTGCTACTGCCCGATCTCGCGCCGCTGCCTGTTCTTGCAGGGCTGTGGCGCGATCTTGCTGGCCTTGCTCGAAAAGCATGTTTTGCTGCCCAAATTGGGTGGCATTGCGCGCCTCTTGGCTCCCGCGCAAGTCGATATTCTGCTGACCAGCCAGCAAGTCTTGTTCGCCCTGCCGTTGATCTTGCGCGAAGCCCATTCCCTGCTGCAATGAAAGCATAGGGTCCGCCCCGCGAAGTGTGTAGTCGAATGGCGCGACCATCAGAAACCCCACCGTGAAAACATTGTTGCACCCGCTGGCATTGGTGTAGCCCCCTGCCCGATTCCGCTCATTACGCCGCCCAGCCCGTTTTGCCACGCCTGACCCTGAGCCAGTGCAGCCCCCGCCCGCGCCGCGCCCATGTCGCCATAAGCCCCAATAACTTGCTGACCCGATGTTTGCGCCGCTGCCCCGGTTTGCGCCGCTGCGTTCTGGCCATTTGCTGCAAGCCCGCCAAGGCCCGCCAATTGTTTTTGGATCAAGTCTTGTAACATCTGGGGCCGGAATTGTGCCAGCGCAGCCTCAGTGTTGCCCCCCCTAAGCCCGCCCGTGGCCGATGCGTTGGCGAGTAGAGCCTCTTCGCCCTGCCGCTGCAAAGCCTTGAAGTTCTCCCCACTGGCTAGGGCGCTTATAGCCGCCTCTTGCGCGGGCTGGCCGCTCAAGCCCATCAGGCTCATTTGCCCAGACAGCGCGCCGGACCCAGCCGTCACATATGGCTGAAGCAGGCTTTGAACCAAGTCAAACTGCCTGCGGCTTTCCGCAACTTGGTTTGCCGCCCCTTCCGTTTGCGCTTTTGATGCCTTGTTTGCAGCACTTGCGCCAAGCGCAGCCGATCCGATAGACCCACCGATTCCGAGGATTAAAGGGTTTGGCATGGGAATTCCCCCCGATAGTCTGCAAAGGTTTCGCCATACATTTGCAGGGCGGGCATTGGGTTACACCCTGCCAAATGGCATGCCATTGCCACAACCTCATAGTAGCCGGCGCGCCACATGAATGACCTTTCATCCGCGAGCCCTTCGGCCTCAGCTTTGTTCGCGGCCTCCCATTTGATCAACTGCATGACCAAGACAGGCTGCAAAGACCCCATGTAGAATTGATAGAATGGGTTGAGAGGCATACGCACAAAGATAGCCCAAGTTGCCTGCGATGCCGCCGCGCGGGGGATCGTGTCACCATCTGTGGCGTCATCAATCACCTGTATTACGCGCCATAGATCAAGAAGCCATTCCCGCGCATCGGCGGGGATGCCCATTGTCTCGAATTGTGCTGATAGCTGGCCTTCCATGTTCACCTCTTTTTGGGTGCCTGCTGGAAGCTATACGCAGCAAGCCAACCATAGCCCAATATTCTTTTTCCCGCAACTGCCTTCACGGCGCAACGTAATAGGCCGCGCTGATCCGCCAGATCACGCCTGGCGTTACAGGACCGACAATCGTTGTCGCCGTTGCTTGCGCCGTGGACATGATCGGAATGGCAAAATCCTCGCGGATCACAAAGCTTTCGCCCTGCGGGGCTGCGTTGGCCGGAACGGAAAAAGCCATCGCGTTCGGCAGGTTTGTGGTTGTGACAACAACTGGAGCCGCCGCCGCTGTCAGGGCTGTAGATGCGATGCGATTGATTGCAATATAGGTTAGATAATTGCGCATGCCAGCGCCGGGGGATGGAATGCTCAGGGTCGCAATAGCGCCAGCAGCCGCTGTCACTGTGATCGGGGTAGCGACCACACCGTCAAGCCAATGATCCGCCGCGCCTGCGTTGGCAACCAGAGTTGCGGTTGATCCGCCCGAAGTGTAGGCCGTTACCAGCGCCCGAACCTTGCGAAAGCCAGCGCAAGCGCCGATCCAAGAGCCGGGAACCGCCCCAGCCACTGCCGCGACGTACAGTTTTGCCGCCACGTTAAGCGGTCGCAGGGGAATGAGTGTCCAGTTGATGCCGTCAATCGTGCCGGACACCTGAACCGTGTGCGAAAACACGCCGCGAATATCCAGCGATACAACCCCGGACCCGTCGCAATCGGTCACAATTTCCGCGTTGAGTGCGCCAAGAACACCCTGTTTCCACTGTGCTTCTCGTGGGTGCAAAAGTGCGGGCGAACCCAGAATGCCCTCGATGATATTTCGAACCAATCCAGCCATTACATAGCACTCCAAATGATGTTGATCGGCCCGCTTGTCGGTGTAGCGAATGCCATGGTTATCGTGATTTCATCGGTTCCCGGCGTGGCAGACATGGCCGCAATGTCCAGCAGCTCGGTCGCGTTTTCGTCGGTATCTGCGAAGGAACCCAGCGCCACCATGACGCGGCTTGATCCCGTCACCCCGACCGCCGCGATTGTCTCGCTGTGCGAATATGACCCACGCGCCGGGGTAACTGTTCCCGCGCCGCCCAGCCCCGCGCTACCCCCAGAGATTGGTATATCTCCGGGGCCAAGCAGGCTTTCACCGTTCACTGTCTTGATCGTCTCGCCAGAAACCAGCACGGATTGCTTGCCCGCAAGCGCGGCGTCAAGCCCAGTCACATCAGCGATTGCAACAGGATCACCCGTCCCGGCCTCTAGTACCTCAAGCCGCGCCCGAATGTCTGGAATGCCCCCCGCGCCACTCATGGCAAGGCCTTATGCAGTCGCTGGATAACATATCGCACCGCAGTCAAATCCCCCGGACCGTCGCAGACGATTTTCACCGCGCCGCCGTTGGCCTCCCATGTATCAAGCATATACACCGCCGCCGTGTAACTGATCTTGTGAGCAATCCCCAACCCTTTTAAGACAGGGTACTCTTGAGCATATAATTCACCAACCGCGCCGCCAATATCAATCGAAACAACCAGCGCAGACGATCCGCCCGTTGTGGGTGTAAATGTCACCTCGACGCCGATCACCGCCCCGTCGCCATTGCGCCCAGGTATCACCGCCCCATCGTAAAATGTAGCAATATCCGCAGGCTTGTGCATTTCCAGAACGGCCCCGGCATTATTATTTACCGTCGCCTTTACGTTAGCCACAATGGATTGGATTGCCCCCGTGTGGACATATGCGCCCCATCCCGTCGCCGGATACGCGGGAACCCACGCCGAACCATTCCATTCGGGGAACTGGCCTAGGGCAGCCCCCGATTCCTCTAGCTGCGAAAGTGGGTGCGTATGCGACCCAGATGCCGACCCATTTACCGCCGCCGTAAGTTCTTCTAAAAACCGTATTGCCCTTTGGTCGCCGTGGGCAATCAAGGCAAGAACGTCTCTATTCGGAACCCGGATCATACCGCAAGCAACTCCATCCGAGCCTCAAGCCGAGCAAACGACAAATGCGCCCGGCTATCCCCCGAGAAACGCTGCACACGCCAGTTGCGCAACTCGCCCTGCCGATCCCACACCAGCCGCTTATTCAGTTCGCCATTGCGCCCAGCCTTGATGTATCGGGGCTGCGACCATGACTTGCCGTTGACGCTGTATTCTGTCGAAATGTAGGGGTCATCGCCCACTGCGATATTGCCAGTTAGCGCTACCAGTTCCAACTCGTGGAGTTGCGCGCCGCGCCCCTCGTTGTACACTATCGGAGTGGCAAACTGCCAAGTCACCAATTCGCCGTAATGCGAGCCGACCGTTTCATCTAGCCGCCCGATCATTGTTCCGAATGGGTCCGCAACGTTCCACTGCCCATAGCACCACACCATTCCCCGCGCCCGATAGCCGCCGCCCTGTCCGCTCTTGAGAACAAACCAGATTGGCTGCCCCATTGCCACAGAACCAGCGCCATCGAAAACAAGCGTTTGGTCGGGAAGGTGAATGTACAGGAATTCATGACCACGGTCGGCTCGGCTTTCAAGTACAACCTTCGCTAGAGTGTCCTCTGAATATCCCCGGAGGATGTCGTCAATTTCACGGGTTGCAACCTTTTCCGCCGCACCGCTGCCGCCAATCCATACCGAAGGCGGTTGGTTATCCCCAGAGCCGACAAACGCCAAGGACTGCATGAATTCGCAGCAGGCCCTCGACCCAACCGCGCCACGCATGATCTGCGCGCCTTCGATCCGGGCAAACGGAAAGCCCAAGCCGGGATCAGTAACGGCGGCAAACACCTCAATTGTGTATCGGTTCACCGCGTAGATTTCATTGCGCAGCTTAACCAGCGATACGACCGGATCCGGGTTGATTTCCGAAGACCCATATTTGAGCGGATTAACCGCAAATGGGTCCAGCAGGTCCGTCACCACCAGAAATTCGCCGTCTGTTGATATGAAGTATCCGTTGATCCATTCCACGTCCAAAGACACGCCAAGATCGGGGTCAGTGATTTGTGCCAGGGTGATGCCATCGTACAGGTACACCCCGCCGCCGCCGTTGATCGCCAAGTGATCAAAGCTTGCCGTGAATGTCGCCCAATTAAACCCGCCGATTGTGCCAATGGCTGTCAGCGCACCGTCTTTGTCGATCTTGACGAGGCTGTTGCCCATGACGCGATAATGTTCACCGCGCCACAAATACCCGCCCCGGTTCGCGCCGCCACCATCGACAATCCCTACGATACCCTCAGCGGGACGCAGGTAGCCTTGGCTGATGCCTTGCACTTTCGGCACGGGGATTAGATTGACCGGGAAAATCGTGGTGAAGTCCACGCCGTCCGCGCCAATGCCGCTTAGAATCGGGAAGGCGACCACGGTTAAATCTCCAAAATTCCATCGTTTCCGGTAGCAATCGTTGCGGACTGCGAAGGCATAGCTCGGCCCCGGTTGCCCGCACCGCCGTACCCGCCGATATAGCGCGGAGAGATTTCAATCGTTGACAGCAGAAGCGCGTCATATGCAGCCTTGGCCGCCGCGCGCGTTTCCTGCGGTACCGTCTTGCCATATGTTGGGGCAAGCAGCAGCGCCAAATTCAGATAGATCGCTTGGCATGACCAATCCGGCAGATTCGTTTCAACGCCAATGTCACCGAAGCCATCACCGCCGACATACCCGATGCGAACACCCAAGGACGCGCCCCAAGCCGCAAGCATCATATCCATTTGCCGCAAGGCGCTTTGGTACGCCTCTGGGGGCATGTCAAACGCATAATCCCCCTTTCCAATCGTGGAAAAGGCCTCTTCGATTACTTGTCGCTTTGTCCAGCCGCTCATTCGAAGCCCTTTTCCGAAGGTGAAGGGGCGACCGAAGCCGCCCCGCCGTTGTTAGGTCTGGTTTGCGATGATAATGCCGCATTGTTCACGCTCGCGAACGGTCGCCGCAAACATGACGTGGTTGCGGATTTCAACCTTGCCTGTCAGATGGTTAAAGAACGCACTGATCTGCAACGGAACACCCTGCTCAGTGGTGGACCGCATGACCTTGGGGCCGTAGCCGTCCGGGAACTCCAGAAGACCATAATCCAGATAAACCGCGCCGTCCGACCAGAACGGGTTGACTGGTTTGGTCGCGGTATTCAGGAACACGATTGCAGCGCCCGCGCCAGCGACGGCAGTGACGTTCTGATATGGCCCCGTTGCGATGATTGCGGGGCTGATCACAAGGTTCGCCGTCCCTTGGCCGCTCAGAATGCGGAAGGTTTGCAGTGACCCGGTGTCCAACTTGTCGCCAGCGTGAACCGAGTTGACGCCAGCGATGGTGAAGCAATCGCCTGCCTTGGTGTTGGCGATGTTTGCGCCCGCGACAACCAAAGTCATTTGGCGGTTGTCGGTCGGAATGTTGCCCGTCATCGAAGACGGGGTGAACGACTGAGCGCCCGAAACAGTTGTGCCCGTGACGGTTCCAACAGCGGCCAAGTTGTATTGGTTTCCGGTGCGGAACGTCTGGAAGTTGGCGATATCCGGCACCTTGGAACGCTCGTAGGCGTCCTTGTTGCGGTCCCCCAAATAGGCGCGGTTTCCCAAGTCTTTCGCCACAGAAAGCCAGTCCTGCGCATTCATAAACAGCATGGTCTCGCTGGACTCATAGCCCCGCTGCACAAGCGCCGCCTCGGCAATTGCGCCATCATCCCATCCGAACGCGCCAACCTTTTTGACGACGATGGACGATTGCAGCGCAACGGTCTGGTACAGGATACGGTCAACTGTCGATGCCAGCTTTTTCGCGGCAGCCGCACCAGCTTCCTTCATCTTGTCAGGGTCACGCATTTCCTTGGCTGTCAGTTCGTACAGAACGTTGTCCGGGTTGCGGAAGGTGATCGGGATGGCGCGCTCGATAATATCGGCCTTGGTCGATCCGGACACGTCGAACGTGTTCTCAATCGCAGTCAGCATCAATTCTTGCTTGACATAGTAGGTGTCGTTCCCGCGCTCTATGTCTTTGGGCTTCGGAAAGAACTTTTTCGCTTTGCGCGAAATTGTGGTGTTGAGATCGTAGGAATTCGTGAATTCCTCGTACATGATCTCAAGGGTGTTAAGCTTGGAGTTAGCCATTTTGGCCCCCTATGGTTGCGATGTTTCAGGATACGCAAGCAATTCGGCGCTTGGGACCGGGTATATCGCACTTTTAAGGGCAGTGGGACCGCTGTGCGCGATAATAGACCGCGCACAGCCTCACGTCAACTTACTTAGCTTTTGCGGCCAATCTGCGCTTGGCAGCGAAGTATTCAGTGTAGTCGCCCGAACTTTCTGCCCGCTCTTTCAGCTTTTCCATTGAGACTTGAGCAACAGCGATCCCACCACCGCCGCGCAATTTCGTCTCAGGTGGGGGGGGTGCCTTTGTCGTCACTGTGATTTTCCCTTCAAGTTTTGCCAGCCGATATGCGAAGCGGTCAATGTCTTTTTCTGCCGTCAATTCGGCCAAGGCTTTTTTGGACTTCCCAAGCGCGGCGATAACGTGGGCAAGGTTCTCCACATTGCGCACCATGACCGACTGCTGTTCTTTGGTTAGCGCCCCGCGAACCGCGTCCTCTAGTCCGTCGAAGTCGTCAACTTTGATGGCCTTCTTTTCGGTCGCATACTTCGCCAAGCGGGCCTGATAGTCATCGTCTGCAGCTTTCATTTCGGCCTCACGCGCCGCCGCCTTGGCCTTCACCTCGGACTGCGCAACAAGATAGACCTCAAGCTTCTTTTCCAGAAGGTCTGGGTCAAACCCACAAGCCTCCAAGGTTGGGCGCTCAATCACTGCATCTTTCGGCGCAGACATGGCGCGGGCTTCCGCCAGTTCAGCCTCAAGCGAGCGCGCCTTTGACGCCGCTTCACGCGCCGCCTTGCGGGCTGCAGCTAGGGCTTGCTGGCCTTTGGGGCCAAGTTCTTCATCCGCAGCCTCCTCTTCTGCGTCTTCACCTTCGATAGTGATAACGAGATCGTCCTGACCTTCGGATTCTATCTCACCCAAATCGGGTTCCGGCGCTTCAACCGTTGCCAGATCGTCTGAGTTTTCACTGTCCAGCATTTAACGCTCCTGCTATTTGTTGCGCGGTTTTCACTGCGCTTTCTTGTTGCGCAATGGGGATTCCAGCCAACGTTTCCGCCGTCTTGGCGCGGGTTTCTTCGGTCTTAGCCTCAGCAAGTGCGGTATCCGCCGTGGCCTTCGTGGCCTTGGCCATGGCCTCTTGCGATAGAGCCTGTGCGAGTACGGCCTGCGGGTCCGGCGCGGCGGGTTGTTGCGCCGCCTGCATTGCCTTCTCTTCTTCTTTGGTCGGCTTCACTACGCCAAGGGCAACCAACGACTTGCGCGCATCATCACGCAAGTCGGAAAGGCCTTCGCCATCCATATTCATCATTGCGTATGCGAGTAGCTTCTTCTGATCGGCGGGATCGGCGGCATACTGCATCATGCTGACAATCGTGCGCACAATGCTTTGGCGTCGGCTGGCCGATGTTGGGCCTACCTCAGCCTCAATATCAAACCGCGCCCGCGTGAAGTCGATTTCATCTGCGATTTCCCCGGTTTTCGAATTGAATATCTTCTTGCCGATTTCCACGCTGCCGCGCTTCATGTCTTCGCTTAGGATCTTAAGCTTGCGACCTTTCTCCACATAAATATCAGCCGCCATGCTTTGCCAGATTTCAGCAACCCGCCGTTCAGCATCCCTTGCGTTGTCCATGTAGCCGTAGGACTGCATGTCAATGCTGCCTTGCACCATGTCCATGGCAATGCCAGAGGTGTTCGGGCGCAATTGTTCGCCATTTTCCTGATTGCCAAGCTGATCTGCAATGTCCTGCTTAGTCAGCTGCACCAAGGCCACAACCGACTCGGGCAGGCTTGGCGACTTTGTGAACCCAAGCGGCGCGGCGGGCATCGGGTTGCCTTCAGCGTCGCGTAGCGAGTTGATCAACATGAAAGCGTTGTTTTCAACGTTGTCGCTCTGCCAGCGGAGTTCGTGGCCCGCGATTTGTTCAGGTGAAAAGATCGGCTTTTCAATCCCAGACGCGGCGGCATGCTCCGTAATGCTCGAAACCTGAATGTCGTAAATAATCTGACTGTCCATCAGCTTAAGGACGTGGCCCCGAAACCGCTCGACGTTCTGCAAAATTGTGCGATTGCCATACTGCGGTACAAGCGGGATTTCACGGCCCGGAATAATGCCATCGTCTTTCAAGACCTTTGCACCGTTCAGGATGTACTTGCGAACCGTGTGGATTTCCTCAACGCGCGGATCGCCCTCAACGAATCCGGTTGCCTCTAGTTCGGCAATGTCTTCATCGGTGATTTCATCCTCTGCGAACTCTTGCACTTCCCCGCCATATCCGGTGAATGTGCGGAACGTCTGCTTGGCCTCTGATCGAACGAAGTATTCCGCGACATAAACCATGTCTAAAGCCGCGCCGAACCAACTGAATTGATACGTTCCGGGGCTTACTGTTGACGGCCAAGACGCACTTTCTTCGCCGTATTCAGCCACAAATGCGCGTCGGGTCCATGCGGTGATCAAAAAGGCGTGGGTCGCGTCCGACTTGTCTTTGCGCTTGGCGTTGGCATCGAAAAAAAGGCTACTCTCAGCATCCGGGATTGGCTCAAGGCAAATGCGCTGGTATTCATCCTTCTCGTATTCAGCCCGCAATCGCATACCGCCGAACCCGCCCTCAATGGCACTATCAAAGGCCATATCCCGCGCCTCACGCCCGCTTGCATCCATTGTGTCGGCGCGATACCGCGAGGCGCAAGCATCGGCCAGCGCGTCCGCGTCACTGCCATCTGTCGGCAGGAATTGCGCAGAAATGCGGTTTTTCCGGTATTCGTTTTTGATCTTGGTCACAGCCCCGGAAACAAGGTCAATCTCCATCCGCATTTTGTTCGCGAACTGGCTTTCAGTGTCCCAATCCCATTGCGCGCCCCGAACTGTAACGAAGCGACGGGAAGTCACAGCCAACTCACGGTCTTCGCGCGTGGCAATGTAGCTGTCGTCAAACTGCTGCAATGCAAGCTGGTGCAACTCGGATAGGCGTTGCGCTTTGGAGGCTCTGGGCATCGTCAATTCCTATCTATTTTGCGCATTATGGCGATTTTGCGGGGATTTTCAAGCTACACTAAAACGCGCGCCTTGAGCCAAGGCCAACGCGAGGGGGGATGAATAAAGCGGGCGGATCAATCTTTTGCACGATACCGGGGAATAGGTCTGTAAATGCCCATACCAGCGCATCAACCCTGTCCGGAGAATATCCCTGCGCAGACCTGTCGAAGCCAATTGTGAACGCACACATTTGGTCGACCAATTCCGGGAATTCCTGCGCATGGCGGATTTTCCCTTGCTCGTACAGCGCAGCGACAGGCTCGGCACGGATAGCCTTAGCCCGCGTTGCTGTTACCTTGCGCACGGGGATTGTTCGGCCCTTTGCCGCCGCTCTGATCATGCTTTCCACCATGTCCCCGCCTTGGTTAACCTCCGCAACCACGCTATCCGCGTCGTATGTGTCGAATAGGCTGATTGCGCGCCGCGCCCATTCCTCTGGCCGATACTTTCCGCTTTCATCCGCCAACACATAGCCGCGCCCATCCGCGCCGATTGCCGCAACGATGATTCCAGTCTCGTCGGACCCTGCGTTATTCGTCGTCGCCGGGTCAATAGAGACGACAATGCGCCTAGCCTCCGGCATCTGATCAATCGTGATATACCCGCGCCGCCATAGTGCGTTATCATCATCAGCGGTGAACGCCCCGTCGAAGAAACGCCTCCGCATCCGTTCTGGCAAATTCCGCAAGCTTTCGATGTAATCAGGCGGCAGGTTGCCCGCGTTGTCCATCGGGTTAACCATGATCGTGCGATAGTTTTCCGCGTGGTCCGAAATCTTGAACGATCCGTCTGGGTGAATCCCGTTGACCCAGATTTGATATGTCCAATGTGCCGCGACTGTTGGGTTTAGGTCCACATAAAGCCGCAGCGGCAACCGCCTACCGTCAACTTGCATGACGCTTTGAGCAAGTCGTGTCTGCACGATGGAAAACGCGGCAAGCGTGATTTGGCTGGCTTCGTTTAAGTAGATCGTGGCAAATTCCTTGCCCAGCACCTTATCCAGCCGCGCCTTATCCTTGAGGCCCGCAAGCCAAAGCTGCGAGCCGTTGGGGGCTTCGAAGTAACCGTCCTTGTCGTGCCACTTGATCGCAAGTTCGGGATAGGCCAAAGCCAACACTGCTGGAACCGTTTCGTTACCTATCGACTGCTTCGCATCAACTCCATCTTGCCTGAAAACCACATGCCGCGAACCTGGTGCCTTGAGCATCCGCGTTATGATGGCATAAATGATGAAAAACGTCTTCCCAGATCGGCTACCACCATAGACCAAGAAATACTTGGCAGCAGTCGCAAAGACCGAACGGACTTCCTTCTGCTTAGGTGTCAGATCAAAGCTCAGCATCATCACCCGCAATAGTCACCGTGAAAGATCGTACTTCCTGCCGTTCAACCAGCAAGCCGTGCAGCTTTGCCTTTCCCATTGTCGCGCCGGTCATTGCGGCTGGATTGAATACACCCTTGGCAATCTTTCGGGCTTCGTCTAGCTCCGCAGTAAGGCTTTCCAGCGTTACCATAAGTCGTTCTGCGGCCTGAGCCTTAAGCTCAGCAACCCTTCCTGATACCGCCCCGTCTGCCATAAGCTCGCTTGCGCGCTTCCAGATAGTTTCAGGCTTTGTGTTTTCACCCACATCATAGGCCATGCGGTATGCTTCAGACTGATTGCCTGTTACGACAACCGCCTGTGCGAAGCTTTCCTGCTTTGGTGTTAAGGTGCGCATGATGTTATATTATCACAGTTGCGCGGATTGTCCACGAAGCTTTCCGCCGCCATCGCGCGGTGCAGCCTATGGGCCGACGTTGTTACGTCTCTCCACTTCATAGCGACAAGGGCGATTAACTGCTCGCGGCTTGCATTTAGGCCGCATTCTTTGAGAATGCCTCGCAGATTTTCGGCGGCGACTTCAATTTCCGCGAGTCTGCTATTTTCATGCCATTTTTGGTCAACTGATCCGATGCTTTGCTCTAAACCCACAAGGACGTTCATTCCTGTACGTGCGCACATTTGCTGCTCCTTGCATTTTTCATCGCGTTCACGCCTGCTCCTCCAAAATCACCCCGATAATCG